TGTGTATACGTTCCAATAATTTCTAATTCACTTTCTGGAATAAGCGTAATTGCTTTGCCTACTCCGTCAACATACCAATTTCCTGTCGCATACTTTTCAGGACTGACATTACCTTCAAAATTAAGTTTCATACCATTTGAAACTTTTACTCCTGAGTTTAATGTGTAATCCTTTTTACCTAAAATATCTTTTTCAACATCAAGAAACGTGTTATCTTCGATGTCAAGTATTTGAAAAACTCCTCCGGCAGTTGGATCTTTTTCATTTACATAGTATAATAAATTAGGTGCATCGTTTCTAACTTTAAATGTAATGACACCTTCTTCTACTGAAAATGCTGATACTCCTTTTTTATATCGATCAACATCGCCACCTGTTCTTGTGGTTTTAATACTAAAAGGATTTCCTACACTATTAACAGAAAAATTATAAGTTTGTCCTCTAAACAATCTTAATGTTGGATTACGTGTTAGTCCATTAGGAGAGAATAAAAATGCATAATTATCGCCCTCGTCTACTAAGTCAACGGTGTATGTACTGTCAATTTCTTCTTGCTGTCCAAAAACTTTAATTACATCTGGACCGTAGGGTAACCAGTAATAATTTTGAAAATTAACAAATTTATCCCAATCAATATGAGGATTCCAGCTGTAAAATTCTTGTTTGTTTAATCTTTCATGATTATCAACATTGCCGCCTAACACACTGATTTGATTAATATGATCAATATAATCTTTATAGAAAGTAACGTTTTCAAATTTATCTTGTATGACTGCTGCTGGTTCTAACTGATAATTTGATCTATTTTGATCGGAAGCATTAACATAAATGTCCTCGGAGGTCGTTGCTTTAGCATTTTTTTGTCCAATGAATCCGTTAAGTTTCTTGACCCTGCCAGGCTGAACTAACTGATCTAAAGTTGCTTGTAGAAACTTTTTATTACTATCAGTTCTATAAGTTCGTGGTAATAAATCAGAAGTTTTTCTTGGTTCGTTTCCAGATACTGGTAACCCTGGTTCATTTTGATCGTTATTTGCCATTGTTATTCTGTTCCTGCGCTGGTAATAATTTGCTGTCCTGTTGCTGTACGTACTGCTACAATTGCACCACTGGCTTTTAATTTGCTTGCCGTAATAGCTGTTATAACTTCAATGTCATCTACTGTAGCACCACTTACAAAAATTTGGTCTTTTTCTGCCTTAATTTCATACAATGCACCAAAGGTTAGATTAGCCTGCTTAGGTACTAATACAAAATTAACTACATACGGAGATAATCTATTCATAACATAAGCGGATAATTCAGTAAAATAAAAACTCTCCCCAAATTCCCAATTTTCTAAACTAAAGAATTCGTTGATAGCACTTAGTACATTAGTTTTAACATCGTTGTCACTTATAACAAGATCTGGATTTTTAACTATTTTAAAAGTTCCTTGAACATCTTGAGTAGCCTTTTCTCCAAATAATACTTTATACTTCACTGGATTGTAAATGATTTCATCGCTAATAGATTTAATTTTGTTTAGCTCAGGACTCATTAAACTAAACAGAGTGTCTTGACTTGGGCTCAATGGCTCAACACTGATTGTTCCGTTAAGCCATTGTCTAAAAGCTTGATCGTATTGCTTAGTTAAAACATAGATGTCAATTATATTTGTTACGCCTGGATCGATCCTTGATTCGTAGTCTGCATTATGAACATATTGAAATTTCAATCCTGCTCTTCCGAAGAACACTTTGTAATCTAAACTGGGTTCAAAAATTCCTGATTTTAGATTTAATTTATAAACAGTGTCCTTTTCTACAGAATAAAAATACTGCCCGTCATTAAATACTGTAATAGTTGTAATATTATCTAAAGTTTGATATATTAATACTATTTGAGATGTGTTATCAACCCATCTGTAATCTTCTTGTCCGGCTGATATTTCATACTTTTCTAAAAGAATATATTTGGTTAAAGGAGAATAACCAGTGTTTATAACTTCTTCAAATATAGCAGGATTGTCAACTACACCATCGTCGTCTGTGTCGCTGAATGTTACTTTGATTTTTTTAGTGTCTACATATCCATCAAGTCCTACGAACTCTTCAGTTATTTCCCAATCTCTGTCAAATGTAAAAGGTATAGTACTATCTGGTTGAGTATTGATATTCAAGATTCTAATAACATCTTTTACTGTAGTGTTATTTCTTGTGTCATATATTTTATCACTGGCGTCAAAATAAAATCTAATCTGTTTTTCGCTTTCAAAAATATAGCGCAATAATCTTGACTTTACTGTATAGAATTCTGTATCAGTAGTGAACAATAGCAGCCAACTGGCGTCTAACTGTTCGTTAGAATTGTCGCCTGTTTTTCCTAAACTAAAGTTGCTGACTGTATCTAAATTAACTTCAAAAACAATTTTCCAATTACGAGTTTCGATATCGTATCTTAATCCAAAAGGCTTATTAGCTACTATTAAATCTATCATAGTGGATACAGTATTAGTATCTAATGTAGATCTCCAAGCAGGTATAATTTGCGAAAGAATAGCACCTTCTGGAACAATATCGTTTAATATTACTGGACCAGAACCATCAGCGAATTCGCCGTCGCCGCCGGCAGTACCATCTCCAGATACTGTGACCACTTTACACCAAATACTTTGAGAAGCACCTGACACTGTAGACGTACCGAGAACTAATTTATTGTTGTTATTTTTATCAAAATAATACCCAGAAGGCGGAACAAATTGCAGTAATGCACCAGATGTTACGAATCTTAAGCCGGTACTGGTATATGTTCCAAATTTGTAAGGAGCTGGAGGAGTGTCATAAAGTATACCAACAGTTCTGGTATCTCCTACAAAACCAGTGCATTGATTTGTATCAACAGTTTTACTGTACCAAGACACATTTAAAGAATCTGTAGCAATCTTAAAAAAGTTTGCATAATAAAAATCTCTTAATGGAACTGCTTTTAATGTTTCAATAATTTGATTATAAATTACTGCTTCAATATCTGTTCTTGTCTGAAAGCTAAATTTAAAACTTTCATTGTAAGTTTCTTTGTAAAGGATGCCATCATCAGCAAACAGATTAGTTTTACTAAATTTGCCTGTTGGATCAACTAAATCAAAGTATCTGCTAACGCCGCTGGCGCTTCTGTTTACTGCTTTAATTTTAATAATTTGTTGATTAACACTCAAAGGACTAATATTGTAATCCTCTGCTGTAATCATTCTATTTTGTGTATAGTACGTCGCAGGAGCACGAGTTTTAATACTATCACTTGATTCGGTCTCTGCAGAATTATCAACGCTGGATTGTAAACTTAAAGTGATTGTAAGTGTTTCAATTTGTCCTAAATTTGAAATATAAGGAAATGCAATACTTACATTTCTAACATCTCTAGGATTAATTGTGTAATTTATTCCGTTGCTTGTTCTATAATAAACTCTAAAAGTTCCTCTTGGAATATTTCCAAACGTTCCGTCACTAAACAACAAACTAACTCTGTCACCTGCTCTTGTGATAACACTATAGATATTTCTAATAGACTTTTTAAGACTATTATAGATGATGTTGTTGCCTTCAAGGCTTGGAACTTTCTGCCAATATTCACTTTCTAAACCGTTGGCATCAAGTCTATACAACCAAATATCAGTGTTATTAATGTTAACTGCATCAATGTCAATACTTTCACTGGTACTGGGTTGTGTAATATCAAATGTTCCTTGATTTAAAATACCCTGTCTAAAATGTAGGAAAAATCCTGTGTTAGAACTGGAATTACCTTTACCGTCATTTCTGTATAAAAACGCCAATCTATTGCCTAATGACGGCGGTTCTTCATAAATGTCTTCGGTGCCTTTGAATGTAGTAGACACAATTTCAAACGGCATAGTTCTACCGTCAACTGCTTTACTAAAAGCATACACAGGCGCTTCTGTATTGGCACTTTGGAAACGATATTGTTCTGTAGGAATACCGTAAATTGTGGCTTTGTCATCTGGACTACCAAATTGTCGGCTGGCTGGTAGTGCGGCATTGATTACTTTGATAAACTGATCGTACCAGTTAGGATTTGCTGGGTCATTCCATAGCACAGTTTGTGTGGCTAAATTTCTTCCGTTGCTGTCAATAACTGTTTGTGTAGTACTTACACTGCTAAATTTTAAAAGTCCGTTACCGGCTAAATTTCGTTTTGGATTATAGCTTAACAGTCGGGCAAGCCTCAATACGCTTTCCCTACGTTCTGCTAATTCTAAAAAGTTATCACGTGCATTTAAGTCCGTGCGGAAGCTGATGCTTTGACCTAAAAATGCGATTAAATCAATTAGAGCCAAATATTCACTGGATTCAATATAATCATTAAAATCTTCTGGATAATTTTCTCTAATATAAGAAATCATTACCCTGCGAAGATTTTCAAAATCGTAGCTTTGAAAATCTGCATTACGAAAAGTTTGGTAGATTCTTTTCCAGTCTTCGGCTATTAGTAATCTGTTTTGTCTATCAGTTGCTGACATACGCTATTCCCAATTATACAATATTTAGCGTATTTCGAAATGTGCGTAGTTAATTAAATTAACCCGTTGTTTTGATCAAATCGTAGTTGTAAGGACTCGTTTATATTATACGGCAAGTAGGTCAATCTACATTCTACTTGTATGCCGCTTTCGTAAGAAGTAACAATAATTTCATCTGGTACTACTCTTGGATCGTAATTTATTATTGCTTCGACATTTTTTCTAATTAAACTTTTGACTTCCTCGGTTAAAGGTTCAAATAAAATGTCCCAAATAATAGTCCCAAACTCTGGATTTTCTAATCTTTCGCCTTGGCGTATATGAAAATGATTAAGAATATCTTGTTTAATGAGAGCTAAATCGTACAGAGCAAAACTATTAGCATCATTACTAATCGTGCTGAATCCTTTATAGGTTTTTGATCCAGGTATCTTTTGTCCTGTTAAATCACCTTTTAAGACAATTTTATCATATAAACGTGAATTAGCACTCATAGTAATATTTATTAGTCATTTTGTAGCTTCATAAACGGATCTACAGTAGCACTGTATGTTTTCCATTTTTCTGCAGGTGTTAGTAATGTTACTGAAAAATCAGATTGATCTTCTAATTGCTCTCCGTCGGTGTCTTCATATCTTCCTTCAATATCTCTGTCAGTTTGTTCGGGCTTGACTTTCAAAGGATCAAGGTTTTCGTGATGCGGATAAGGTTCGTGTGTGATAATTCGACGCATAATAGAATTATTCAAAGGAATATCATCCTGATCTGGAAGTGTATGAAGTTTTAATCTTTGCGGAAGTTCAGCTTCAGTGGCTTTTACTGCTGCGGAAGCCGCAGGTCCATTCATATGAATCTGCGCTGCTGTTTCTATATGATTGCCGCCGCTTTTAATTTCTGTAGTTTTTCCTGCTGTAAACCAATTATGCCCTGTGGTATTAATATCTACATCTTTTAGCACAGTTAATTTATGATTTAAATCATATAATTTTTCTACGTCTTTTTTAACGTGATGCTTATATGTTTCTTCGTAAGTTTTGTCTACTGCTTTTTTTACGTGAATTTTTTGATTTCCGTCGACAATTAAAATATGATCTGCTATAGTATGCGTGTGCATTTCAGCGCCTACTTTAATATTCATATTTCTTCCAGCTTCTAAATTTATATCTCTATCAGCATAAAAATTCATATCTTGTTTTGTACGAACACTAATACTATCTTCAGCATATATGTCAATTTTGCCGTCGCTGGTTAATTCTATCCAAGCAGTTCCTCTGCTATTGCCAATATAAATTAAATCTTCACTGTTATGTAAAAGAACTTGATGCCCTGTGCGTGTTCTAAGTCTAATACATTCGTTATGAGGAATCGTTACATCACCGTCTGTTTCGCCTGTGAGTAAATTACTATATTCTGGAGGACCTTCGCTGGCATTGGTTTTTCTAATAAATTTGTCATTGCCGTCATCCATAACAAAAGTACTGCCGCCTAGTCTACTAACAAAAGCACCGTCAATCTGATGCTCTGCTTTTCCTATCTTTCCTCGTTTACCGTTTTTGTCAACTGGTCCAGGTGTGCTTATTCCAAACACACTACTTGGAACTTCTCTGCGAGCACTGCTGGTAGTAGTACCTCTTGTGTCATCAAGAATTAATCCTTGCTTAATTAAAAATTCTGTAAAAGGATGCTGCGGCTTATATCGTTTAGTAGGATCGCCTGTGTTGTCGTTTGTGACCTTATTATATTCTGCTACTGGCACACGCTGACTGTCATCTGTTTTAGTGTCACTGACTACAAACTCTGTAGCAGCAAGCCCAGGAACCATAAAATTCATTCCTTCGTCTTGTACACAGCCTATCCAGTATCCTTTACGTGGATCACCGCCAATAAAAATTACTACAACCAGAGTGCCTGGATCTGGAGGAACAAACCACATTCCATAACTCTTTTGTGTGTTATTATAATCATCTTCCTCTCCAACGTGTTCTGATCCAGTAACACCGTAGAAAGGATTAAGATATTTTACCGTGGTTAATTGTCCGTCGGAATTTTCGTCTCCGCCGACTTCTCTTAAAATTTGTACTTCCAGCGATCCCATATAGGTAGGATCAAGGTGACTGACTACTTTGGCCAAAAATGGCCCAGGGTCAACTGGTGTACTGCCTGCTCGTGGTCTTTCTTCGATGGCCATTAAATTGTAAATCCTCCAGTATTAATAACTCCCGGTAATCCTGGATTAGGCGGAGAGGAATTAACATTATTTGTAGATGCACCTCCGTAAACTGGATTAGAAAAAATTCCAATTTTAGATTGTTCAACGATATCTCCATAACTTGGAGTAGTAACAGAAGGCAATTCTGATCCTTGATTTTTAACTGGTGTTGGATTGATAACTTCTACTTTTGTAGCTTCTTGTCCAGGTAATCTAACTAATTGTAATTCTTGTGTAAACTTATTTTTAGAAAACATGGATTCTACATTTAGCACTCTAAATAATCCGCTAAACTGAGCCACTGGTTCTGTTGCTCTGAAGTCCCAAGTGCCTTCGCCTAAATTAATATCTATAGGTGTTCTAAAATTAACTGTGATCACAACTTCACCATTTTGATAATTCATCGATCCATCGCCAGTTAAATTATCATAACCTTGAACTTCTTTAGCACTATAATTACCCATACCGCTGTCTGCAATATAATACGGATCACCTAATATAGTCATATTAAGATTTATCATATCAACTTGATTAGTTATAACATCCTGAAATTGTCTTGCTACTTGTACTTCTGGTGTATCATAACCTGCTCCGCCTTGCTTTGCAGTTGTTGACGAAATTTTATCGTTTCTTACTTGAGTAGGATTTTCCGGAGGGCGACCACTGCCTCCTCCAGTTATTGCTCTTAATACGTTTTGTTTAGTCTGTTCTATGGTAGGAACTTCGGCAGCTTCATTAGTAGATTGACTTGTTTTTTCTTCTATTACTTTATTTTCTGTATTTTTTGGGTTAGTAAACATGGACGTATAAAATCCTGCTTGAAAACTAATTGCAAAATCTAACACGTCAACATTTTTTCCTGTATAGATATAATTGTATTCTTTTAAAGCTTGTTTTTTTAAATTATCTAGACCTGGTGCAGCCGCATTGGCTGCTAAAAATCTTGAAGCATGTACTTTGTAATTTACTACTCTATAAACAACACATTTTGATTTAGCACCTTTAATGTTATCTGTTCTTGGAATATTAAAAACTTGCGATTCTATTCTTATCCAATTAATGAATCCATCAGGAGTCTGTTGTTTTTGATCTAATGCACTTCGTCCGTAGTCGCTGTTTAGAATTACATTTGTAATAATATCTGAAATCAATCCGCCTTGAGCGAAATGATATTTGCTGTTGTTCAAATCAATAGTGACTGATCCAATTTTTACTATACCTGTTGCCTTGTCGTATGAGTCTACATCTTTGCCGAAAGGTGTTTGTCCTTTCACATTTTCATTAAACCCTAACGGAGCTTGTCCGATTAGATTAACAGATCCAGTATCAGATTGAATTTTTGTTTCGTTGGCGCCTTGACTGACTCCTAATTTACCATAAAATGCATCGGCTGATGCAGTTGATCCGGGAGAAATTGTAGCAGAATCTGCTTCTTCTCTACTGTATCCTGATTGAGTAGATGGGTCGCTGGTAGTATCTAAAGGAAACAAAATTAAAATTTCATCAGGTATTTCGACAACGCCATCTGCTTTGAGCTTTTTTAATCTTCTATTCAATACTGCTTGTAAACTATCTTGCCCTGTTTGCAAAAGATTTTGAATGGTATATTTTCCTTTATCGCACTGAATACCAATATCGGTTTTTACTTCATTATAAGTCTTTGAAAATCCTTGCTCATTCCAAGGATACGCTGACACCGTGTATTCTGATCCTCTGCCTGAAACATTTAAAGTAATTTCTCTTAATTTTAAAGGAATCTGTCTTACTAATATAGGCACTTCCTGATTTAAATCTGTCCAGCCTTTCCATTCTATGGTAAGCAGTACAGGAACTTGAGTATAGTTAGCATCTCCATTTTTGTAAGCTGCTAATTGCATGACTTGGAAAAACATTCCCATACTGTAAGGCTCAATTATTTTAAATTCAATGTTAGTAGCATTTGACAGTCCAGTAGCATTGTTAAGACCTACTGTACTTGAAATTTTTAAATCGTCCATGAAAAAATCAAATTTTCCATAGACAGACCCTACTAATTTTGAATCAGGTGCACCGCTGGCAGACTTTAATATTATTTCTCCTAACATTCCTTTTCTGTAGGTTGCATCAGGAAAATTAATTGCTTCATCATCTAATACACTTAAAGTAAAGATTGTATTAACAGTGGCATATTGCTCTAATAGGTTAGGTATAGGTGGTTTAAAATCAGGAGCCGGACTAACTTTAGTTTGTCCTGAATCGTAACCTGATGCAAGCGGAAGATCTTTTTGACTCTGCGGTAATGAATTAAAATTTGCAGCACTAAAATCTAATCCAGGTATGCTTAGTCCAGCAGCATCAAAACTTGGGGCGCCGCTAATGACTGCTTTTTTTAACTGATCTAATGCGGCACTGGCTTGAGCTGATGCTGTATTTTGTACATTAGTAACAACTTTAGAAACTTTTTCAGACGCCGTAGTAGCGCGAGTGGCAATTTCTTTTGTAAAATCTACCATATTACAATCCTAAAACAGTTCTAAGACTGCTTCCTTTTGGTATATAAATTTTAGTTCCTGCAACGAAATCGTATATTGGATCTTGAAGTACATCAAGATTTCTTTGAATAAACACCCACCATAATTTTGGATCATTGTAAAGATCGTATGCTAACAAATCAGGCCTATGAGTGTACTGAGGTTCTATAGTGTACAAATAATCATCTGGCTCAGCACTTACTGGACGAATTTTTAAAATATCCAGATAATTGTTTTTAATAAGAGTGTCTTTCCACGGCGTAGATGATTTATAGATAGCCATTAATTATACCCCACTTTATTATCAACATATGCACCTTTCACAAAATCCTGTAAACTAAACTGTCTAATAGTTTGTCTACTATAAATGGGTTGTAGTCCTACTTCAAAAGTACTTTTGACTGGCACGTGACTATCACCTTGCATTGCCTGTATCTGTACTCGTTGTTGAAATGACCCTTGACTATTCTTACTTGACAATCCGGTAACCATGCCTGCAATATTTTGTAATCCGGCAGTTTGCAAGGCTGCTGAAGCTAAACTCATCCAACCGTTAGCTTGTGATACAGGTGCGGCAGCAGTAGGACCTGCTGGCTTTGGAATTGATGCACGAAGGCTGGTAGAAATATAATTTGTATCGCTACTTAAATCTACACTAAAACTTGTAACCACTACAGGAATGTTTTTAAAAACAAAGTCTCCGTATCCGCTTAAATATACTATTGGAGGAGGACTTCCTGCATTTGACCCTGCATCGCTGCCTGTGAACATTTTTGACACAGATCTGAAATAATGTACAGCAGCTAACCAATACTGCGCCTGAACAGCATCTTCAACATAAAAAGGCGCCGAAATATTGATCTTGTCTACTTTACTATTTTGATAAGTTATGAATTGATAATTCTGATGAGTAATACTTTGTTCATCGTAATTGGCAGTATGACTTATTTTAATCGACGGTGTATAAGGAAACACCATAGCTCCGGCACTGATTACTGGCTGCAATATTGAACTACTTTGAAAAACTCCGATATTAGGAATGCTTAACTTTACTCGCCAATCTTTTTCGGCTTCATTGCCGCCCCAAGCTGCTCCTATGTTACCTCCAGGAGAAGCTGTATTGCCTCCTACCGGAAGATTCAAGCTTCTCAGTCCCGAAAGCAATTTGGTAGGGTCTTGTAAATTGTTCAAGACACCAGCTAATTTACCTCCCTGTCCTAAAGAGGATCCAAGATTTCCTAAATTAGATCCAATAGAACTATTTTTAAGGGTAGATACAACTGAATTGATGCCTGCGCCTAAGTCGAATGATGCCATTCTGCACTCCTTTATCCATTATTTAGTTGACATTATTAAGTGCATAGTTTATAATTTTACAATACAAGGATCAAAAAATGAAAGTTAATTACCTAAATAACAAAGATCTATTAGAAGAAATACACAAATCAAAAAATACATATTGCTCGTTTACTGATCCGGAATATCATAGATACGATATTATTTTGAGCAACGTAGACAAAATTAATATCCGAACTATCGCAGAAGCCAAAAGGAATAGAGCAAAACGGTTAGGACAAAAAGACTACGAACAACGTAAAGCAGCCGGAGAAAAAGTTAAACAAGCTGACTGCGAAGTTGATTACAAAAAAATTCCAAAAACAGATTTAGTGTTTAGGATTATGACTTATGATCATATTCCTTTGAATACTACACGTAAGAAGAATCCTAAAACAACTGCCGACGGTAGAGACAAAGTTAATTTTCCTCCGTTCCAGCATTGGAAATTTAATGACGAAGATATCCTAATTTGTGTAGGAAAGAGTCATTGGAAGGGCGGCGTAGAAAAAGGAAAATTCAATAAGGATCACGGGCAAATAACAAACACACTTGCACGTATGTACATCAAATTGTGCGAACGTTATGCCACACGCGGTAACGTAAGGGGTTATACCTATAACGACGAAATGCGGGGACAAGCAATTTTGCAGCTAACACAGATAGGACTACAGTTCGATGAGTCAAAGTCAGATAATCCTTTTGCTTATTTCACTGCTGCTGTTACTAATAGCTTCGTTCGAATAATCAATATAGAAAAACGTAATCAAGTCATCAGAGATGACTTGTTAGAAATCAATGGAATGAACCCAAGTTACAGTAGGACCGGGCAAGGCGAATGGGTCGCAGCTCTAAAACGAAATGAAGGATTCGATGAATGACAATGTACCTTACACTAACACTTCCAGAAGGAAAACTGCTAAAATTGCTGTTTACAAGAATGACAGAACAAGACAATTGGATATGTCAGATGGATCATAATATGATGAAAGACGTACAGAAAACCATAGGACAAGGATTTTATGGGACTGTTTAAAAAAGTTGCTTGTTTAACAGACATACATTTTGGATTAAAATCAAATAGTCAAACGCACAATCAAGATTGTTTAGATTTTGTAGACTGGTATATTGCTACAGCAAAGGAGGAAGGGTGTGATACTGGAATTTTTCTCGGCGATTGGCATCACAATCGCAACAGCCTTAATATCACTACGATGGATTATAGCCTTAGAGCCCTTGAAAAACTGGGCAAAGCTTTTGATCAATTTTATTTTTTTCCTGGTAATCACGATTTATATTACAAGGACAAGCGTGACATCCATAGTGTAGAGTTCGGAAAATATATTCCCGGTGTTACTGTTATACACAAACCTGTTACAATAGACGATGTTACACTTTGTCCTTGGCTAATCGGAGATGAATGGAAAACTATTAGCAAACAAACTGGTCAATACATATTTGGACACTTTGAATTACCTAATTTTTACATGAACGCTATGGTACAAATGCCGGATCATGGAGAAATACAGTTAAATCATTTTGCAAATTACCAGTTAGGCTTTAGTGGGCACTTTCATAAACGACAACAACGTGGTAACATGGTGTATATCGGTAATTGTTTTCCTCACAACTATTCAGATAACTGGGACAGTGAACGTGGTATGATGATTTTAGAATGGGGTAAACAACCGGAGTATCGTGCTTGGGATCAACAACCTGTATATAGAACCACAAAATTAAGTGAACTAATAGATAATCCTGATAAAATTATTGTTCCAAAAGCACATTTACGTGTGAGCTTGGATATTGATATCAGCTATGAAGAAGCAAACTTTATCAAAGAAAAGTTTATGGGCGATTATCCTATTAGAGAACTAACCTTGATACCTGAAAAGAAAGAAATAGAAATTAATACCAGCATTGATATACAAGAATTTGAAAGTGTAGATCAAATAGTGACTAATCAACTGGTTAATATTGACAGCGAAAGTTACGATAGTAAGATTCTTCTATCAATTTATAAC